ACCCCGTCTGCCAATGCTGTTCCAATGATATTCATCACGCATGCCCTGGACTGACCTGTTCCAGCCCCCTGTGCAATGGCATATAACTCTGTGTCAGGGTTAATGGCGATAAATTCCTCTACCATCAGTGCAATCATGGAACCTCGCCCCCAGAGTTCTCTTGCTTGTGAAGCTCGGGTAATACGTACTGGTACATCAAGCTGACCGCGCCCCTGAATGGTAGTGTCTTTCATTGCAGCCTGACCAAACAACAGTACCGCCTGACGCTGTGGTGGAGTGCCGGTCACGGCCATTGAATTATTGATTTCAATCTGTACCAGCGGAATGCGATTGTTATCGCCGATATAATCAAAGTTAATCATCAGGACGTCCCCTTATCTGATGCTGCGGTTTTTTCAGCCACCGCCGCAGTTTTTTCTGCTACCGCTCCCGCTGGTTTTGCAGCCTCGCCGGTATTAGCAGTTGTGGCAGCCGGGGCAGGCTCCGCCGTTTTATCCACCACAATGACGTCGCCATCATTAAGACGGCGGCACCAGAACGGGGTGAAGGGTTTCTCTTCACCGTCCTGTGAGAGCGGAGTCATCGTGTCGGGATCGCGAATCAGGCATCCCGGCGCAGGTTTAATAAAAATGGTTGTCATCTGTTATTCCTCTGACGGTCCGGCGTTTTCACCGGCGGCAGTTGCACCAGGCAGACGGATGTGTGCCTTAAACTCCGGCGTGCCTTCCGGTTCGGTAAAGGTTTCGTAATGGCGCAGGAAATCATCCAGCGAGCTGATATCCGTCAGCGGGTCGATCATTTCCTCGCATGAGAAATACAGGGCGTACATCACGGCACCGCTGCCTGCCTGCGTTTCGGTGTAACCGTTGACCGCCTTTTCAAAGTAAAGCGGTGAGGTTTTTTCTGCTCTGAAGCCGTCCAGCACGGTAATCAGGCGGGCCACAATCTGATAAAGCCCGGGACGGCTGACCTCACGGCCATTGAGCATGTCGCCGATGACGTAGAACACCCAGTGACTGACCAGACGCCCACGGGTACGCCCTTCACCGGCACCCAGCCAGGCAACATAGATAGCCGGGGCGTTAATCAGCATGGTGCGCAGTACGCTGTCGCTCCAGTCGCCGGGATGTGTGTCAACAGACACCAGTTCATTCCCGAAATACTCACGGATACGGGCGATGTACGCCTGCTCGGTTTCCGTAATCATATAAAGCCCTTCTGGTTGCGCCCGAACACCGCCGCATCAGACTGCACCTGCGGTAAATCCCCGGATTCAGGGGCCGCACCGTCTGTATCCACGCCGACCGGCACGTTACCGTTCATGACATCTTTCAGCCAGGCCAGCGCCTCACGGTAACGGTCACGCGCCTGATCGGATGCCCGCTGATCGCACAGGTAATAAAAGGCAATCGTGCAGCAATGCTGAACAAGGACCGCCGGAACCACCGCCAGCGGCAGCGTGTAACGGGAAGACAGATAGCTGTCGATAAGGGCAGACGCGTCCGTCAGTGCCCGGTTCAGCTTGCGCGTGTCCGGTTCATCCGAACGGGGCACGGCCAGTAATGGCCTGAGCAAATCCTCGCGGTAACGCGCCCGCATATCGGTTTCGGTGGCGTAATTCATGCGCGCGCCTTTTTTTCCTGTTTAGCTTTATTGCCGGTCTTTTTCCGGGGAGCATCCTGTCCGGCTTCGGCTTCGGCTTCGGCTTCGGCTTCGGCTTCGGCTTCGGCTTCGGCTTCAGCTAAATCTGCACCGGTCGCTGCATGAACCACACCCGCCACGGCTCCCGCATCATCACCAGTCGTCTGTAGTATTCGTACAGTGAGGCATGGCTCCGCTTCCAGTCGGGCAAGCTGCTCCGGGGTGACGTCAACCTGCTGGCGTCCCCGCATGAACAGGAACCCCGCACGACGAAACTGCGTACGACTGCAACGCACTTCTGCCAGTACCGTGACAGGACTGTCACCACTGACCCGAAGACCTGAATCATCTGTTGCTGCCACAGTGTGATGTTCATTCATATTTGCCCTCCGCAGGGGCCGGGCCGTAAGCCCGGCTCTCCGTTTACAGATAATCCGCGACAACCAGCTCCAGCTTGCCCTTCATCTCGTTAGAGACGGTGGTGTTACCGTCCGCGAACAGCTCGCGCTCCAGCAGCTGCACCGCCTGTTTTTCCAGCGAGGTGGGGACAACAATATGGGTGGGTTTGATGCCGAGTTTGCGGCCACCGTCAGCCTTAAAGTCACGCATGGCTGACCAGCCGTGCCACAGCGCATCCAGCGTCAGCGGTGACTGCATCATGTAGGCCATCTGCCAGAAGCCGTAGCCCACATTGCGACGGGCGGAAGCACCGAACACAAACTCGTTATCAGTAAACGCACGGCCTTCATCGACTTTTGTCTGGGCAACCAGTTCGGCCTTACGGCGATCCTGATAAATCAGCGGTTTTACCGCGCGGGAGCAGTCGAGCAGATACCAGGCCGGGCCACTGTAATCCGCCTGTGCACCGACAGAGCCGGTTTTTGCCACAAACATATTGCTGACCATCTGTGCATCCCCGGAGCTATCCACTTTGGGGTAAACCGGGTGTTCGGTATCAAAGAAGTTCTGGCCGTCATAGCAGGCCGCATTCAGACCATCACGCAGTGCAGCAAAGACCAGTTCATCCGGTTGTGCCGCCGCAGCGCGCCCCATCTCCTGGAACAACGGGGAGTAGATGCCAAGATTGTCGTCTTCGAAGTCATCGCGGCTAATGGCGACGGTGCCTTCGAAGGTTTTGTTCACGATGGCGTAGCCATAGGCTTTCATCTTCTCGATGACGCGGGAGCCGATCCACTCACGGAACTGCGGGAACTGCCCAAGCCAGCCGTAGGTGTTGGATTTCGACGTGGACGGTACGGTCATCGCAATTTTCTGGTACTGAGACGGAGCCATGGACATCCCGGCCTGAAAATCAGAACGGTAGCCCGTCATCAGGGCGGTGATCATCGCCGGTGTAATCGGGGTAGGCATTATTGCATTTCCTCTTTCATTTTCAGGAACTCGGCTTCGGTTTTACCCAGCAGATGGGCGGCGGCGATATCTTCAGCCGACAGCACAGCGGTGGCGGTCTTTTTATCCGGCACGGTCACGGTGTCGGTCTGAAGAGTGGTCAGAGCCGCAACCGGCTGGCGGGCGTCAAGCTGTGCAGAAAGTGCCGCAACACCAATCTGTTGTCCGAGTCCTTCCATGTATCCGCGTTCGCTTTTGAAAATGCGTCCTTCGGACTCGGCCTTATCCAGCAACTGCTCCAGCGTGGTGCTGCCGTGTTGTGCCGACAACGCGACATATTCGGTACGCAGGGCGTTATACGTCTCAACGGGCACGTATTTCGTCAGATCAATAGTGCCGCCAGTTGGTGTGCCTTTTGCGGTTTCCAGCTCTGCCGACAGGCTGGCAACCTGCGTTTTCAGGGTGTCGTGCGCATCCGCACGGGTTTTGATCCCGGTAAGGGCAGACAGCGCCGCCGTGCCCAGTTCCGGCGTAAATTCGTCACCGTCAGCCACGGTCAGACCGAGCGCCGTCAGCAACTGGCGTAATTGCTCATTCATGGAGGTGTCCTTTAAAGGAGGGTTTAAGGCGTTATAAAGGTCATCCGCCGACAGTGCGGCGACAGGATTCATGCCAGTCAGACCGGGGTCACCGGTAATAGCCAGCATCCGGAGCTCAACAGGTTCACCGGTGATTTCGTCATAACCAATCACCGGGGAAAACCAGGGAAATTCGTTATTGCGCAGGTGTTCAATGGCCGGAGGGTTCCACTTCGGACGCACTTCAAAACCCCGCTCTTCACTGAAACGGAAGTTCTCCGGCGAGGCCATGACAAAACCGGCAGCCGGTGCCGCATGCCCCTCAATCAGTGACTGGTGGTTATAGTCAATCTTCACCGGCTGATTGAGTGCCACGACCCCGGATACCATGCGCTCAACGGCCGCATGGTTAATCAGCCAGCCTTCCGCCGGTTTTTCCGGGCGACCGTCACGGGCCTTTACCCGACCGGCTGGCATGATCTGACACCAGTCACCGTCCCCGTCTGCGGACAGGCTGATGGCATTCAGAATGGCATAAGCAAGTTTGGGCGTGTTTTTCGTCTTCATTCCGGCAGCATAAGCCGGTGTTTTTCAGGGCCGGTTTTGCGGGACTTCAGAAAGTGCTGACAGGGGAAAAATGAGAAAGGCGCTTCACGCAGATTTTAAAGCCCGTTAAATACAGGTTAGAAAATCACGACACGCGCCTGAAGAGGGTAAGG